GTTGGAAAGGCTACGAGAAGAAGGGCATGAAGACCATGTTCGGCAAACGTGTGCCCAACTGCGTCAAGAAAGAGGACGTGGACTTCTGTGTGAACTGCGGTGGATTAGTTTTCTCGGAATCACTGAACGAGGACCTCAAGAAATGGTTCAAAGACAAGTGGGTGCGGATGGGTCCTGGCGGTAAGATAAGAGGATCATGCGGCGGCAAATCAAAAGGAGAAGGCAAACCAAAATGTCTTCCGGCCAAAAAAGCATATGCCTTAGGCAAAAAAGGCAGGGCGAGTGCGGCACGCAGGAAGAGGAGAGAGGATCCCAATCCTGACAGACGTGGCAAAGCGATCAACGTCGCCACAAAGAAGAAAAAATAACCTAATTTTATTACCCTATAAATATTTTCCTTTATGTGCGGAATATTATACTCCATAGACTCCAACGGATTTGCAAATCTGGACACCCTTAAAAGAAGAGGACCAGAAGGATTCAAAGAAGTCAAAAACGAATTAGGATACTTTGCCCACAGCATGTTGAATACCATTGGACAAAACACACCACAACCTTATCATACGAAATCCGGAATCATGTTATACAATGGATCTACCTACAACAGTGACGGAAAAAACGACACGAAATGGATAGGTGATAAGTTAGATGACAATCTCCAAAATACACTTGACGTAATCAGACAACTGAACGGTGAATATGCTTTCATATATGTCACCGAAAAAAATGTTGTGTTCTGTGTAGATCATTTCGATAGCAGGAATCTGTGGTTTTATCATGATAAGGATCATCAACAACTTACGATTGCTAGTTTACCCAATGTGATAGATCAAAAACATAAAGCCGCTTGGCGAGTGCATGGCAATCAAATCTATATTGTAGATAGACAAGATTTTACTGTGAGGCTGGAAGTTAATAAAAAATGGAATTTAGATCAACATGTGGATCATTTTGATTTCGTATTTGAAAAATTTGAAACTGCGATTCAAAATAGATATGATACAGATATTGCAACAAATTTTTTAAGCAGTGGATTCGATTCTGGAGTTATAAATTGTGCTACTGAAAAATTATTCAAGAGTGTTGATTGTGTTTGCGATCCCGACAAAGAAGTAATTGACACTCTAAAAAAACGTGTTGCCCTACACAAAGCGGTTGTAGTTAAAAATGATGGTCAATATTATAACGACAAATATGCAATGTTTGAAAAAATCATTCCAACAATAACAATATGGGATGATCCATGTGTTGATGGTCTTATAAATCTAATGCAAAAATATGTAATAAAACGCGAGAAGAAAATCGTAATCACCGGCAATGGTGGCGACGAAATCTACAATAATTGGCACCAACAAAAACTTGGACATATCTGGACGAAGACAAATGGCACTTTTCCATCGTCTTTGAATCTAGTATGGCCATGGCATAACGATCATGATAGAATGATGATCACAAATACACGTGTTGACATGATTACGGGCTATTATGGTTTAGAGTGTAGAAATCCTTTACTAGATATTGACTTGGTGCAGAGTTGGGTGAACACCACTCCAAGACTGAAAAATTCTTATAAGGCGTGGATGAAAGCCTATATGGATGATCACAAGTATCCATACACAATGAAAAAAGTGCATTCGTGGGTGGACCAATACAAACCATTTGGAGGGTTTGATTTTACCAAATCATTGGCAGGCAAGGATTATGTTTCATAAAAAATTTGCTTTACAAACAAATATATTATATAATGATAATAAAACAACAGGAGAAATAAATGGCAGTAAGAAATTTTAATGATGCTGAGAAGCAGAAATTGATACAAATTATATCACAAGGCTCTCAAGTGTTGGGCGAAGTGGAAGATCTAAAAGGTGGTCTTAAGGACACAGTCAAAGCGATAGCGGAAGAACTGGAATTAAAACCAGCACTGATCAACAAGGCCATTTCAGTCGCACACAAGGGTAATTACCAGAACATCGCCGACGAGATGGACACTCTAGAGAGCATCTTAAACACAGCCGGCAAACTTTAATGTTAGGCAAAGTCAGAGCATTCTGGCTTCGCAGTTTTGAGAGTGATAGGGTAGCATTCAGTTTTGAACTTGTCAGTTTCATATTCACAGTAGGAGCCAGCCTTACACTAGCGATCACGGCATCCGATCCTGACATGACCATAATATACCCAGGATTTTTCATAGGTGCTTTGACACAATGTTACGCGGCCTATCGCAGGAATGCCGCATTTGTTATGATGGTTACCGGCTATTTCTCAGTCATAAATGTCTACGGTTACGGTGTGGCAAGTTATTGGTGGTAGTATGAAAATATGTATATTTGGTGATAGTTTTGCGGCGAATCCTATTGGTTGGGTAAGTCATCTAAAAGGCAACATCAGTAATTTTGCTCAAAATGGAATTGGTGAATACAAAATTTATAAAAGCGTAAAAAAGTCATTAAACTTTGATAAAGCAGTGATATGCCATTCTAGTCCATGGCGGGTACACACCAGGACACACCCTGTACACAAAAACAATCCTGCTAGATATAATAATGATTTTATGTTGAATGATGTTGCATATCATAGTAAAATAAACAAAGACATGAAACTTGTGAATGAGTATCTCAAAAATTACTACGACCCAGAGTACCAAGAAGACACTTATAATTTGTTTGTGAATAAACTTATGCAGATACCAAACACTATACACATAACATTTCATGAACCATCTGACACAAAACAAATCACGCACAACTACAACAAAATATACAAAAAACATCCAGGAGATATAAATCACATGTCAGCGGATGGAAACAGGATAATTGCAGAAAAGATACAGAAATTGTTATGAGCTACATAGATGCATTATACAAGAAAGACGAAGACAAAATATACGTGGTAGAACGTGATCCTAAAAAGGGCAGAATATTCACGGAATACGATGCGAGATACATATTTTATTATCCAGACGCAAGGGGTAAACACAGAGGCATGACCGGCGAACCTCTACAAAGAGTAATGTGTTCTACACACAAAGAATTCATAAAAGAGCAACGTATAAGATCAAACAAGCAACTTTACGAACACGATATCAATCCTGTGTTCAGGTGTCTGGAAGAGAATTACCTCGGTAAGGAGACTCCAAAACTGAACGTGATGTTTTTTGATATCGAGGTGGACTTCGATCCAGATCGAGGTTACTCCACAACAGATGATCCGTTCATGCCCATTACTGCCATAAGTTGTTACATGAGCTGGACGGATCAACTGGTCACGCTTGCCGTGCCACCAAAAACCATAAGCATGAAAGATGCTGAAGAACTCACAAAGAGATTCGACAACACTATGTTGTTTGAAAAAGAGAAGGACATGTTGGACGCTTTCCTACAACTCGTTGAAGACGCAGACATACTATCAGGATGGAACAGTGAGGGATATGATATTCCATACACTGTAGGTAGGATACAGAAAACACTGAGTGGCGATGATACTAGGAGATTGTGTTTCTGGGGTGAAAAGCCAAAGAGAAGAGTGTTTGAGAAGTACGGCAGAGAGCAGTTGAGTTTTGATCTTGTTGGCAGAGTACATTTAGATTTGCTTGAATTATACAGGAAGTACACATATGAGGAACGACACAGTTTCAGACTAGATGCCATAGGCGAACACGAATTAGGTGAAAAGAAAACTGTGTATGAAGGATCGCTTGATAATTTGTACAAGAATGACTTTGGACTGTTCATAGAGTACAACAGGCAGGACACCGCACTGCTGACCAAATTAGAAAAGAAATTAAAATTCATAGAACTTGCGAATGAGATAGCACACCAGAACACTGTGCTCTTACAAACCACCATGGGTGCAGTTGCGGTGACTGAACAAGCGATTGTAAATGAAGCACATAGAAGAGGTATGCAGGTACCAGGTAGAAAATACAAGAAGGAAGGCGAAGAAAACCAACCAGCCGCTGGGGCATACGTGGCCACGCCAAAGAAGGGCATACACGATTGGATAGGTTCAATAGACATCAACTCACTTTATCCAAGTGTGATCAGAGCACTAAACATGGGTCCAGAAACTATTGTTGGACAAATACGTCCCGTCATCACATCCGCAGAAATCAACAGGGCCAAACACGCGAAGAAGTCGTTCGCGGCCGCATGGGACAGTCAGTTCGGCAGTTGGGAATATCAGGCAGTGATGAATCAGGAGAAAGGCACAGAAATAATCGTTGACTGGGAAGACAAAACCAGTGTGCGTATGAGTGCGGCGCAACTGTACGAGATCGTATTCGACGGCAACAACAAATGGATGCTCAGCGCTAATGGAACCATATTCACATATGAATACGAAGCGATCATTCCAGGATTGCTCAAGCGTTGGTATGCCGAACGACAGGAAATGCAGAAGAAGATGCGGGAGTGTGGAGATAACGAGATCGAACGGGAGTATTGGGACAAGAGACAACTTGTTAAAAAAATTAACTTGAACAGTCTATATGGTGCTATACTAAATCCGGGTTGTAGATTTTTTGATATTAGGATAGGTCAATCAGTAACGCTAACAGGCAGATGCATCACAAAACACATGGCCAGCAAGGTCAACGAGATTGTGGCTGGCAAGTATGACCACAAAGGTGAAAGTGTGGTATACGGAGACACTGATTCGGTGTATTTTTCAGCATACAACACATTGAAAAAAGAAATAGATCAGGGATTGATACCATGGACTAAAGATTCCGTGGTTGCTTTATACGATAAAATATCAGATGAAGTGAACGGCTCATTCAAAGCGTTCATGACAAAAGCATTCCATACACCAAGTACAAGGGGCGAAGTTATTGCGGCGGGCAGAGAACTTGTTGCATCTAAAGGATTGTTTATAACGAAGAAAAGATATGCAGTGCTTTTCTACGATAAAGAAGGTAAGCGTACTGATCTGGAAGGTAAAGAGGGAAAAATGAAAGCAATGGGCCTCGATCTTAAGCGTTCTGACACTCCGGTATACGTGCAAGACTTCCTAAGTGACCTATTGTACATGGTGTTAACGGGCATGACAGAGAAAGAGGTGCTTGAGAAGATCAGCGAGTTTAGGGCGGAGTTCAAGGCACGGCCAGGCTGGGAGAAGGGATCACCTAAGAGGGCCAACAACATGACCAAATATACCCAAGAGGAGGAGAAGAAAGGCAAGACCAACATGCCCGGACACGTGAGGGCCAGCATGAACTGGAACAGGTGCAGGGAGATGTATGGCGACAAGTACTCAATGCCAATAACAGATGGTGCAAAGGTGATAGTGTGTAAACTTAAATCAAACCCACTTGGTTATACTAGCATAGCATATCCAGTGGATGAACTGCGAATACCGGAATGGTTCAAGGAACTTCCATTTGATGGTGATGCCATGGAATCAACTATATTAGATCAGAAGATAGACAACCTTATTGGGGTGCTTGGCTGGGACGTGCAGAGCACAGAAACTTCTAATACTTTTAACAAACTGTTT